TAAATGCAGAATTGTATGCAACCATAGTAATTTGGTCAGAAGCATAGTTAACCGCAGTAACTAAAGCAAGGTCTCCACTTTTAGCCATAACAATATCACCTACTCTTGGAAAGTAATTTCCTCCAGCAGAACCTGTTGATGAAAAAGAAGTGTCTAAACTTACGTTAGTACCAGCTAATGCAATTGTTGGTGTACCAGTATTTTTAAAACTTTGATGAATATAATCATCCTCATAGTGCTCAAATTTACGTTGAGCAGTAGGAGCCATTGCCCCCATTGAATCTAGAAATCCTGTAAGAGATTGGTCTCCATAACGAGAGATAAAATCTTCAGCGACTTCTGG